GAAACTAATGCCAATTTGTATTTTACAACTGGTACAAAAGATAAAAGGCCTAGTTTTGACCCACACCATCACGACTACCATGTAATAGTAAAACCAATATACGGAACTTGTTTATGGAAAATTAATGATAGGATAGAAGAAATTACTCCAGAGGGAGTTTTAATTTTACCAGCAGGCACAGAACATTCTGTTTGTTCAAGTGAGGAACCTAGATTATCTTTAACAATTAATATGTCAGGTTGATGCAAGATTATATAAACTATATGATTGGCCTTGGCGCTGATAAAATTCCTCACAGAGATGATAATCTTCTTGCACATTCTACAAGAGTATCTGGTATGTTATATTCTTACGGAAGATCTATAGATGAAGTGAAGGCAGGATTATTTCACTCAATATATGGTACAGAATTTCAAATGTACAAGATCAATATTTCTAGACAGGAAGTTCAAGATGTGATTGGAGAGAACTCTGAACATATTGTTAACTTGTTTTGCACTCTAAATGATAGAGTGAATACAATATTATATGGCAAAGGACTATCAGAACCAGATAAGACAAATCTTAGATGGTTAGAGTATTGTAATATAAAAGACCAAGATCCAGAGGCACAAATATTAAAAGAATTTGAAATGTTGTTGACGGTTAACCAGAATTGAGGTATAGTATAGTGGCATATATAATATACAAATAATTTAATTGTTGAAGAAATGAACTTAGTACCTAATGCTGAACTTTTCTTTTTAGATAAGAAAAAACTTGTCAAAAAATCAACTCATGAACTGTTTAAAGGCAAGGACATACTTATTGTTGGGCTTAATGGGGCTTTTATGCCAACAGATGAGAAGATGGTAAAGGATTTTGAAAAGAATTATCTAAAGTTTAAAGATACAACACTAGTGGGAAATCCTCTTGACTCCTCACATATAGATGACATATATTTTGTTTCCATGAATGACGCATATGTTATGGATGCATGGTGGAAAAAAATGAAAATTAAAAACTGCAAGTATCTACCAGATGGCAGTGGGGCTTTTTCTCTCAGACTCAGCCAACAGGGAGGCATGACACCTAATCAAACTGTTGTTGAAATGTATAATAAAGGTTTTGGAAAAAGATCTTGGCGTTATGCCTTACTCTTAGAGAGCAACTGTCAGATGTGCTATGTTGAGGAAGAGACTCCAGACGATATGAGTTCAAGAGATAATCTAGATATAGATCCATATGAATTAACAACTGCTGATCAAGTGATGGAGATGTTAAAAGCTAGACAACAAAAAGGACATATAGAAGACGTAAATACTGCAGCTCTTGGTGAAGATTACGTTCCAACCGTAGACCTTGGCGTTGATCCTCTCAACAGAGATCTCCACAAACAAACTACTGAGAAAATAACTGATAGAATGGGTTTAGGATGAAGATTATAAGTCTGAAATATTTGGAGGAAAATTTTAGTGATATAGTTGATCGAGCTCAGGCTGGTGAGACTTTTTTACTAGATACTCCTGATGGTCAGATAGCTTTAGTTCCTAACAAAGGTGTTCTTAAACCAGTTATTGATTCTGGTCAGGCACAAGACATAGAACATCTATGGAATCATGATGATGGTGCTTGACTTACAAAAATAAATTGTGTATAATAAAGTATATACTATTTTATTATGATTGAAGTGATTCGCCAAAATGACCCTTACAGGTATGTGAAAATGCCTGAACTATTAGATAATGGTCAACCAGATTATCGTATTCAGAAATGGAATAATCACAATGGTTACAAGGATATGTACCTATGTGACAATTGGATGCAGATGAAGACAGCTATTCAAGATTTTGAATACACAAAATGGTTAGACCCCGCTGGAGTTCCATGTTACGTTAAAGATCATGTCGCAGTACAATGATGAACCATCAAACTTAGAAAAGGCAAAAAACTTTTCTAAGACAGCTTACGATATACTGAAAGGTTTTGTTTCTAATGGGAATCTATTGGTTCCCCCAGAGGTAAAAAAAGCTAGAATAGATATATGCAGAGAGTGTAATAGATTTGATGAGAGTCGCCATGTTTGTAGAGAGTGTGGTTGTTTTCTAGTTAACAAAGTTAAGTTTACTGCTTCCTCATGCCCCCTACAATATTGGTGATTAAATGGATGAACCTAATTTTGAGATAGAAGATTTTATAGGAGTATTTCCAGAAGCAGTTAATCCAGATTTTTGTGATTATCTGGTAAACTATATGGAACAATCTGCACATGTTATGGGTGGCAGAAACTATACACATGTAAAAGATAAACAGATATGTTTAGATGCTTTCTCGCCTGGTGAGTCAAAAACTTTAATGGAGTTTGTTAATGGTTGTTTGTATTTTTATATAAATGAAATATCATATCTAACTAACTTTAATTATGTAAGTGCTGTTGTTCTTCTACAAAAGACACAACCAACTCAGGGTTATCATATGTTTCATGGAGAAGATATAAATTGGAATCTACAAAATAGAACTATGGCATGGATGGTGTATCTTAATGATGTGCCAGAAGGCGGAGAAACAGAATTTTTATATCAAAAACGTAAGATAAAACCAGAAAAAGGAACTGTTGTAATATGGCCAGGCGGATATACACACTTACATAGAGGTAATCCTCCTATGAGTGATAAGTATATTGCTACTGGTTGGTATCAGGGATCTATTGGTTTGTCACAAGTTAATACCGCAGGGATAAACGATAGACAATATATGGATAGTATGGAAAGTAAATGAAGGTATTAGTCACAGGTCATAAAGGTTTCATTGGCAGTCATGTCTTTGATTTTCTGAGTGACATCTTTGATGTTGATGGATTAGACAGACCAGATGATATAGAAAACTTTGTGGACGTTGGGTGTGCAGACTATGATATCATAATTCATCTAGCAGCCTATGCTGCACTCAGAGATAGTGTAGACAATCCTGATAAATTCTGGGAGAACAATGTTGAAAAATCTAAACCCATATTTGATTATTGCAGAAAGTATAATACTAGGTTGTTGTATGCAAGTTCTGCTGGTGCATATAGTTGGTGGCAAAACCCCTATGCCATAACAAAAAAGGTAAATGAGATACAGGCTCCACCTAACAGTGTGGGTATGAGGTTCTTTAATGTCTGGGCAGAGGAAGGAAGTAGAGATGATATGTTATATGAGATGTTGAAACAAGGAACTGCAAAGTATATTACAAGACATAAAAGAGATTGGGTTCATGTATTAGATGTTGTCAGAGCAGTTGCAACTTTGATTCCTAGTAGTTTTACAGGAACAATAGATGTAGGAACAGGACAGATGACCTCTGTGATAGATCTTGCCAATGCCATGGGTATGGGTCATCTTCCTATCAAGGAGGACACACCCAATGAACCTGATGAGTTGTGTGCTAATATAGAACCTCTCATGGAACTCGGTTGGTTTCCAACTGTGAACATTTTAGATACGGTCATTGCGAAAACAGTGAGTGTGTGATACACTAAATAAGGTGAAGTTTATTTCAAACTTGTATGGATAAGAAGACAGCACTAGTATTGGGTGCAGGCGGCTTCATTGGAAGTCACATGGTAAAACGATTACGATCAGAAGGGTATTGGGTTCGTGGCGTAGATATTAAGTACCCCGACTTTACCGAGAGTGCTGCTGACGAGTTCATTCAAGGTGACTTAAGAGAAGTAGGTTTAGTTGCAAGAGTATTAGATGTCGAAGGAGATTCCTTTGATGAGATTTATCAGTTTGCTGCAGACATGGGTGGAGCTGGTTACATCTTTACAGATGAACACTCTGCTGATATTATGCACAACTCTGCTTCAATCAACCTCAACGTATTGAACGAGCAAGTTACATTGAATAGATTATTAGGTGCAAATAAAACTAAGATATTCTATTCTAGTTCTGCGTGTATGTACCCAGAACATAATCAATTAGACCCTGAGAATCCTGACTGCCGTGAATCATCAGCATATCCAGCCAACCCAGACTCAGAGTATGGATGGGAAAAACTATTTTCCGAACGTCTCTACTTGGCATATAATCGTAACTATGATATTCCTGTCTGCGTTGCCCGTTATCACAATATATTTGGCCCCGAAGGAACATGGGACGGAGGAAAAGAAAAGGCTCCAGCAGCTATCTGCCGCAAGGTCGCACTACTCCCAGATGTGGGAGGAGCGATTGAGGTGTGGGGTGATGGCTTGCAGACAAG